ATAAGTTTGAACACCAAAGGTGCCAGAATCTCTATCAACAGTACGTGAGATAGGTGGTGCAATCTCAGGCGTACAGGTGTAACCATCAGCGTCCTTTGAACGGTAGCTACAAGACGCTGTAGGAGCGATAGCGAAGGCTCGCTTCATTCCATACTTATGAGCAACCAGCGAAGCATCACGGATGCCATGAGCCATCTGTTGTACAAGAGAATAAGCAGCAGTAGCTTTTATTTCTCCTGCTGAGTATTGATCTAAGGCTCGTCCGAACTGTTCGTAGGTGACACCGTACCTCCGCAAGAGGTTTGCGAGACCCAAGATTCCAAGTCCAACCTGTCTATCTGTGGAAGAAGATAAATATTCTCCAGTCTCTCCCACACCTGTTTTTGAATGTAACTGGCAAAGCTCTTGCATCCCTTCAACATAAGCACTAGGGATCTGTTCGAAGCTACAGGCTCCAAGGTTAATGTGCTCCAATAAGCACGTACCGCGGGATGGCAAGTACACCTCAAGACATACATTTCCTCTGATTCTTTTTGTTCCTTCATATTTTACCTTGTTTAGCCAGACATCTCCAGCTTTAATTGATTGAATAAGTAGATGTTTGATTGTTAATGGCAGTTCATCCCACCATTCTTGTGTGATATTGACACAACGTTTTACCCAAGGTAGAGCTGAACGTGGCGTAGCAATAAACTCTTCTAAGTCTGGATGTGACGCGTCTAAATGTAAAACTACTGCACCGTTTTTGAATCGTCCGCCTCTTCTGAGAGTTTCGTTAAGAGCCGAGTAGATTCGTCCAAATGATACAGGACCACTCGCAACGACGCCTGACTCTCTCTCGGTATCTTTAGCATCAAGTCTTGATAGATGGATAGCAACTCCTGCTCCATTGCGGAGAGCGTGGGAACAAAAACGCCAAGATGCTTCAATTCCATTAGGTCCTTCGAGTTCATTGTCAACAACGAATACTGTGCACGACACAGGTAAACGGCCATTAGGATCATCGATCCATGATTGGACACGTCCAGTTCTAGAAATTAATTCAGCCATTGATCAGATCGGTTAGTGTAGGTGGTTCATAGTTAGGACCTTTCAATACCTTCCCATCTTCACGACGGATAGGTTTTCCATACTCGTCTAGCTTTGACAAGTTAGATTTATGGACACGCTGCATTGCTTCGTCCAGATCCCATTCCTTAGCAGCAGCGTATTGATAGCAGACATAAACAAGGTCAGCTAATTCTTTTAGTTGCTCTTCAAAACCTTCATCTTGAAAAGCTGTACAAAATTCTTGATACTCCTCATCGATCAAACTCTTTTGCATAGTCATCGGAGTCATCTCCAAAGAGTATGCTGACCGGAATTGGGTTGCCATCATCATTAGAGTTTGATTCTGTGTGTTGTAATTCATTCTGTAAGTAGTGGATTGCTTTTTTAAGATCTTCAGTTTTGCTGTCTTTATATCCCGCTCTGCAGATATATTTAACAGCACACCCTAGATGATAGTTTAGTCCTTGGTCTCGTATAAAGTCCCAAGGCTCCATGGAACCTCGTGTGTAGTAGGTGGGAGATTCGGCCATTGCTTAACTAGCTGTGAAACGTTGTTTGTGAGAATGAAGCATTGCTGCTGCAGAGTTAGAAATAAAGTTTGCATATCCTCCTTTGAGATCTTCTTCAGGCTGTCCTGGATTTGTCTCATCTTCAGATCCTGTTCCATCGTTAGTTCTAAGATGGGCATTGGAGGGATCGAATAAGATTGGTTTGGTTCCGTCATAGTCATCTGATGTAAGTATTTTTGCTAGTCGTGCATTACGTAGAGCATCACCTTCAGTCAGGCCTTTTGACTTGAACGCTTGCACTACAGAATCCCAGGTATACCCATAATCAGCAAAAAATTTTGCGCTTGTTTTTACACCGAATCCTGGTGCACCTGAGTAACCATCTGTGCTATCACCAGCCAATGTTTGAATAAGGAACCATTCCCAACCGCTTTGTTTGTCGATTGTGAACGTTTCTTTGAGGTCATATAGGATTCCAGGTATCTGCTTCATATCCTTATCAGGAGAAACAATAATGCAGTCATCATTCGATGTTGCATGTATTCCCATCGCATCATCTGCCTCTAGTTGTGGCATACGGATCACTTTATAATCCTCATGAAGCTTGTGAATTACTCGTTTGTATCCACAGGGTTTCTTGCGGTTTCTGTGCCCCTTGTAATCAGCGGCAACTGACTTGCGAAAGTTAACAGAATCACTGAAGAAAAGAATGACATTAGCATCAAAGAATTCGGATTTAATACGATCAATGTCTCTAATCACTGCAGCATAAGCCTCACTGAATTTACTTCCGACCATGATCACATCATCACCCCAATCAATGTCATACTCTGCTGCTGCACAGCATTTGTAGACAATGTAATCAGCATCAATAAGTAGAGTAGTCATCCTTGCCCCCTGCTGAGTTTGCGATCACCTTTAGGCTTAGATCTCCTTCCTTGTCCTTGTCGTGTCTTTTTTCCAGGACGATCAATTTTTTGAACTTTTTTTCCGTATAGCATTAGTGGGTGTCTTTCCAGGTGGTTCCTTGGACTGCTTCAGCGTCAATTCGGCATCGGAGTTTGTAGTACTCGCCAGCTTCTGTTGCGCTAAGTACCAAGGATGAACATAAGTCTTTGGCATGTTTAGGTTCTACTTCGAACTGCAACTCATCATGGATAAATGCTAGTTGAGAGCAGCATAAATTTAATTGTTTGATGTGATCTTGATTGATACACATCCATTTCTTAGCGATAACCCCAGCTCCTGATTGGAGCAAATAGTTCAACGCTTTGTGTGGAGAATCAAGTACAATTCGTCTCTTGTCAATAGATTGCACATAGCCTCTTTCACTCGCTTTTTTAATTGCGGTGAGAAGCTCACTAAGTCCATCGATAGCCTCCACATATGCCGCTCGAATCTCTTTACCTTTTCTTTTTGCTTGAGACGAGGATAACTGTTTGTCATAAGAGTGCCCGATTTTTTCATCGCCTGCTCCATACAGAAAGGCGTAGCTAATTGTCTTTATTTGAGATCTAGATACTCCTACTTTGTCAGCATTAACTTGATGAATGTCTCCGTTGAGGAGGATGTCGGCATATCTTCCACTGTCGAATCTCGCAAGATAGTGAGATAACATGCGAAGCTCAATGCCACTAAGATCAGCGCCGACCATAGTGAGACCTGGACTTGCTGTGAAAAGTGCTCTAAATCTTTCGTCACTTGGCACTTGTGCGAGGTTTGGGTTTCGATGGCTTGCTCTGTGGGTTGCTGTTGTGACTGAACAGTGGTGATGGATTCTGTCATTCGTACATAGCTTCAGCCAAGCGTTCACGCCTTCTGAGATCATCCCAAGCATTTTCGTTACCTTCAAACAGGTCGCAAACTGCGTAGAAATCGGAGACGCTATATCTGTCAGAACAACTTCGTCGATGATAGGTTTCCCAGTAGCTGTCAAACTCGTCGGAATCCAGCCATAAAATGTCTGCAATATCCATGCAATGTGATCTCGTGAAGTACAGTTTGTGTCTTTTAATCTAGTAAAAGAGGCGCCTTTGATGTAGCCTGAAGTTTTGTTATCTCTTTTTGGAGTAAAGCTAGCTCCTGCGACGTAAGGGTGCTTTTTGCGAAGTACTTCTTCAGTGATGAGAAGCTCTTTTCTGAGAGTCGATGCAAGTTGCCATGCAGAGCGCTCATTGAAATACCATCCATGGATCTCCTGTTTAGTAAGTATTTGTTGAACGCGATGCTCTAACTGCACCCATTCAGGTATTTTTGGAAGTGACAAAATAGTTTGGTGGTAACGTGTACATCTTGGATGCAATAGTCTTCCATTGATTGAGACCATTCTTTCCAATCAGCGTCTTTGCCAAATGAACCTTTAAATTCACCGAGTCGATAACCGTAAGATTCCAGAGAGTGTCTGCCGTATAACTGCAACGGCATATGTTGCCAACTACGCTTTTTATCAAGCGACATCATGTCAGAATGATACAACCTAGATAGAAGTAAAGTATCAACCATAACGCCAGGCTCAGTAAACCAAGGAAATAATTTGCTGAGAACAGGGCAGTCATACCCAAGAATGTTATGACCAATAATGCAATCAGCATCCTGGAGTCTCTGTACCCCACGTACAACAGGTTCCGCTTGACCCGTGTCATTGTACGCAATAGTTTCTTTAGTCTCAAAATCATGAATAGCAATGCAGTGGATAGAGGAAACGGTGCTTAAAAATCCATTTGTTTCAATGTCAAAGACAAGGCTCACTTCGTTTTCCATACGTAAGTCTTGTCTACGAATTGAGCACGTTTGATAGCAGCTTCTGTAGGGGGATTAGGTTTATTTAATTTCATTTTTTGAAAATTAGAAATCAATTGTTGGATCGAAACTTTCACTTTGTGTCTCTGTAAATTTACAAGTTTCAAGGTTATACGTAAGTGCACAAGCTACACCAGTCTCGCC